AGCTCGCATTGTGTAAACATCAGCATCATATTTTCTATCCCTATTTTCTAGGAATAATAAATCTTGGATGTTAGTTTCTTTTACTGCATCATAATGAGGTTGGTCAGCAGTGGCTTCACTAGTAGCAGGGTTTCTTGCACCCAGGTACTTGTGTATGTTAATATCAGTTCCGCCGATAGTGAACATTTCCTGGATTTGTCTATCTAGGAAATGGTAATCATTACCGCGTTCTGGTTTATATAAAGACAGTCTTGGCATATGTATATTTATCGATACGATAAATACTATGTGGAGAGTAGAGCATGACAGAAGTAGCAACAATAAAACAAAAGGTATATGACTATGTAAATGTATCCCTCGGTGGAGGTATGGTTGATGTTGAATTAGATCCTATTCATTACGAAACAGCATTAAATAAAGCATTAGGCAAGTTTAGACAAAGAAGCGATAATAGTGTAGAAGAATCTTATTTGTTTTTAGATACTGTAAAAGACCAAAACGAATATACATTGCCAAACGAAGTAATCGAAGTTCGTAAACTGTACAGACGCTCAATAGGTTCACGAAATGGTGGAGGCAGTGGTGGCTCAACATTTGAACCGTTCAATATGGCATACACTAATACATATTTGCTATCAGGTTCTAAAATGGGCGGATTGGCAACATATGATATGTTTGCACAGCACCAAGAATTAGTTGGAAGAATGTTTGGTAGTTTTATTGAATTTAAATGGAATACTACTACTAAGAAATTAACACTATTACAGCGTCCAGCAGAAGGTGAAAATATCTTGCTGTATGCATACAATTATAGACCTGATGAGCAATTACTAGTAGACTATCTAGCTAGTCAATGGCTAAAGGATTATACACTAGCAGCATGCAAATATATGTTAGGTGAAGCACGTAGTAAGTTTGCAACCATTGCAGGCCCTGCAGGCGGCAGTACACTTAACGGTGATGCATTAAAATCTGAAGCACAAGCTGAAATGGAAAAGCTCGAAAGCGAAGTACAAATGGCAGTAGCAGGCGGCACAGGTTACGGCTTTACAATAGGCTAAAAAACACTTGACAGCTCCTAATTTTTAGTGTATAATATATATTAAAGTTAGGAGCTTCTTTATGAATAAACCCAAGTTATTAGTAATCGGACACGGCAGACATGGTAAAGACACAGTTTGTGAGATCCTTCGCGACAAGTACAAATATACATTTGAAAGTAGTTCAAAATTCTGTAGTAAACTTTTTATATATAACAATCTAAAGGAAAAATATGGATATGCTAACGAAGAACAATGTTATGCTGACAGGCATAATCACAGAGCAGAATGGTATAATGCTATCTGCGATTATAATGTTCCTGATGCAGCAACTTTAGGTAGAGAGATGTTTGAAGCTTACGATATCTATTGTGGGTTACGCAACAAACGTGAATTCTTTGCAATGCAAAATACTGGCGTATTTGATTACTGTATTTGGGTTGATCGCAGTATACATCTAGAAGCTGAATCTACTGACTCGATGAGCTTAGAGCAATGGATGTCTGATTTTACAATTGATAATAACGGCACATTAGAAGATTTAAAGTTTAATTTGGATCAGTTAATGAGCTACTTAGAAGTCGGGACGTAAGTCTCCTTGCTTCCAGCGTACTCCTTCTTTTTGGGTTATACGCTGGCAGTTAGCACAAATTGTTTTTAAGTTTGTTGGACGACAATTAGTTAAATCTCCGTCAATGTGAAATACGTTAAACTGTTCTTGGTGCTTACTAGTATAACTACATTTTTCACAGATATCTTTTTTTTCATATCCAAATTGCTTCCATTTAGGAACTCCGTGTCCTACACCATTACGTAAACACCGTTCACATAATTTTCGGTAATAGGTTTTACCTTCTTTTCGATAGTTAATAGCAGCCGGGCTTTGTTTACATATACATAAAGGTCTCATACTTTTATTTAGCTCACCTTTTTGGTACCTTTTTAACATGGTTATATAAGGTGTTTTTAAGATAATAATATAAATACAACTGAGCAGAACATTCCAACAGGAGAAATAACATGGCATTAACATCACCAGGCGTACAAGTTTCCGTAATTGACGAAAGCTTTTACACCCCAGCAGCAGCTGGCACAGTACCGATGATATTTGTTGCTACTGCAAGCAATAAAAAGAGTAGTTCGGGAACAGGCACAGCAGCAGGAACACTTAAAACAAACGCTGGTACACCTTACTTAATCACCAGTCAACGAGAGCTTGGTGATTTATTTGGAGATCCAAAATTTTATTCAGACGCAACTGGAAATATGATACACGGCGGCGAATTAAATGAATATGGTCTACAAACAGCATACTCATTATTAGGCGTAACAAATAGAGCTTACGTAGTAAGAGCAGATTTAGACTTAGGAAAATTAGAAGCAAGTGCATCAGCACCAGGCGGCGATCCAGCTAACGGAGCACATTGGTTTGATACACTTAACACTAAATTTGGTATTTTACAATGGAATGGCGCAGCAGTAACAGTTACAGGCGGACAAAGCTTTTCATCCCAAACACCAACAGTGCTTACATTAACTACACAAGTTGATAGCGGAGCACCAAAAACATCAATTGGAGCAATTGGAGATTACGCAGTTACTTCGACTACTACTACTAATAGATTTTGGTATAAAACTCCAGGGCACACAAGCGCGGCAGGAGCGGCAGGATCATGGGTTGAAGTTGGAACAACAGCTTGGAAAGCTAGCCATGCATCTGTTAAAGGCACTGTAGCTAACGGAACATATGTAAACGGTAACACAGTTGTTATTAATAGTTCAACAGTTACACTTGCTGGCACAACAGTAGCTAGCTTAGTTAGTGATATTAACACAGCATCAATTGCAGGAATTAGTGCAGCGTCAGTAGACGGAACACTTGAAATTTTCTCAACTGGTGTAGACGTTGTAGTTGCAAATGGTACAGGTACTATTCTTACAGTAGCAGGCATAACAGCAGCTACGTACGAAGCTCCTAAGCTTACTATTGCACCACATACAAGTGTACCGCAGTATAAGAGCACTGATACAGAACCAGCGCCAACAGGAAGTCTTTGGATTAAAACAACTACTCCAAACGGTGGAGCAAACTATAAAGTTAAAAAGTACTCAAGTGCTACACAGCTTTGGGGAACAGTAACAGCACCAGTTTATGATACAGCCCAAGCTTCAATTTATGGTTTAGACAAATCAGGTGGAGGCGCAGGTATTGCATTAGGGTCACTTTATGTAAACACTAATGCTGAAGAAGTTACACCAATTATTGCTAATAGTAAAATTTATACTAGAGCAGCAACTGGAGCAACAACAATTACAGGCACTAAAGTTACAACTAACTTAACAGCAGGTACATACGCATTTACTTTACAAGAGTCAAAGTCAGCTACGTTAGCATTAGATAGTGCAAAAACTATTTCAGTAACTACTGCTGGTGCAGCAAGTGATGCAGATATTGTAGCAACACAAATTAACGCAGCAGGATTTGTTAATGTTACTGCATTAGTTAATGCTAGTAACCAAGTTATTATTTCGCACAAATTAGGTGGCGAAATGCGTATTAAAGACACAGGTGGCTTATTAGCACTTGCTGGATTTAGTGTGTTTAACTATGTTAACTCAACAGGAACAGGTAACTTGTATACTGCACCAACTGGTGATACTGCAAGTGATTGGGTTGCTTCAAATTGGAAAGAGTTAACTTATACAGCTTCAACAACAGCACCAACTAGCTTAACAGCAGATGGTACATTATGGTACAGCTCAATAGTAGACGAAGTAGATCTTATGATCCACAATGGTACTACTTGGGTAGGTTATCACAATTATAGTTCTGGTTATGCTAACTGTGATCCATTAGGTCCTATTGTTGCAGCAACAGAGCCAACTACACAGTCAGATTTAACTGCACTTGTTGAAGGTGACCTTTGGATTAGTACAGCTAGTGTTGAAAATTATCCAGGCATTTACAGATGGAATAATACACTATCTAGTTGGGTGTTGCTTGACAAAGCAGACCAAACTACAGAAAATGGCGTGTTATTTGGAGACGCAAGATGGGGTACATCCGGCGGTACAAGTACAGAAGCACCAACAGGAACTATTGTAGATCTATTAACAAATAACTTCTTAGATCCAGATGCTCCTGATCCAGCACTATATCCACAAGGTATGTTGCTTTGGAACTTACGCAGAAGCGGATTTAATGTTAAGAAGTATACACGTAATAGTATTACGTTAACTGCACTTAATGTTAGAATGTCAGATGCGTCAATGACAAACTACTATCCACATCGTTGGGTTACTGATTCAGGCAACGCAGAAGACGGTTCAGGAACATTTGGACGTCATGCACAGCGTAAGTCAGTCGTACAAGCATTGCAATCACTAGTTAATAGTAACCAAGATATCCGTGATGAAGAATCACGTCAGTTTAACTTAATGGCAACACCAGGTTATCCTGAGCTAATTGGTGAAATGATTACACTTAACACTGACAGACGCTTAACAGCATTTGTTGTAGGTGACACACCAGCAAGATTAACACCGGATGCTACTTCACTTAATAACTGGGGTGCAAACGTTAAAGTTGCATTGGAAGATAATGATAACGGAGCAGTTAGCTTTGATGAGTATATGGGTATGTATTATCCATGGGGCTTCTCAAGTGATAATGCTGGTAACAATGTTGTTGTTCCTCCAAGTCATATGGCATTACGTACAATGGTACTAAACGACCAAGTGGCGTTCCCCTGGTTTGCTCCAGCAGGAACTAGACGAGGCGGAGTATCAAATGCTACTTCAAGTGGTTACATTACTAGCGAAGGCGAATTTAAATCAGTTGCATTAAACACTGGACAGCGCGATACATTGTACACAAATAAAATTAATCCAATTACGTTCTTAAGCGGAGCAGGATTAGTAGTATTTGGACAAAAGACTCGTGCAAGAAATGCAAGTGCATTAGATAGAGTTAACGTAGCACGTTTGGTTGTTTACTTACGTGGCCAGTTAGAGCTTTTGGCTAAACCATACTTGTTTGAACCAAATGATAAAATTACACGGGATCAAATTAAAGCAGCTGCAGATCAGCTCATGTTAGAGCTAGTAAGTTTGAGAGCACTTTATGACTTTGTTACAGTGTGTGATGAATCTAATAACACACCAGCAAGGATTGATAGAAACGAGCTATATTTAGATGTAGCTATTGAACCAGTTAAAGCAATTGAATTTATTTACATACCGCTAAGACTGAAAAACACAGGTGAAATTGCAGCATTAGGATAATATACACAGTTAATGAGGGGTATGAATTTACCCCTCATAAACGTATAAATAATAATGTATTAGGAGAATAGACAAGATGCCAATCACAACATTACAGAATATTTCAATACCCACTGAGGGTGCGAATTCTAACTCGTCATTACTAATGCCTAAGTTACAATATCGCTTCCGGGTATTTTTAGATAACTTTGGTACTACTGGTGGTCCAGATGGTGTTAGAGAAATTTCAAGACAAGTACAGGATGTTAGTCGCCCAAACGTTAGTTTTGAGCAAATGACACTTGATGCTTATAACTCAAGAACTTACCTAGCTGGTAAGCATACTTGGGAACCAGTAACACTCACATTACGTGAAGATGCTAACAACAACGTACAAAAGATTATTGGTCAGCAATTACAACGACAGTTTGATTTCTTTGAACAGTCTAGTGCAGTATCTAGTGGTACATACAAGTTCCAAACTAGAATTGAAATACTAGACGGCGGCAACGGAGCAAACGGTGCAAATGTAGTTGATAGGTTCCATTTAATTGGATGTTATATTGAATCAGCAAACTATAATACATTAGCATATGCAACTAACGAAGCAGTAACTACTACATTAAGTATTCGTTACGATAATGCTATACAGTTTGGTGCAGATGAAGATGTTAATGGTATTGGTGAAACAACTACTAGAGCATTGAACGCAGCATCAGGCGGCACTCAAGTAACATAATATAGAACTTAACTGATTGGTATTTAAGGCGGAAGTAATTTAACTATTACTTTCGCTTTTTTATATACGTACTTTACTGTATTGGATAAATATTAGTATGAGCTTTCAAGATTCCTATTTAAGAGACACCTCGGGTTTAGATGTACATTTACGTGACGCCAGGCATGCACACCAGTTGTATACCGAACACGGCTTTGCGCTAGCACCTAAAACCAAATACTTATACCATGTCGTTTTCGATATGTCTGACGAAGTTGGGCATCAATATCGTAGTAATACTGCTAGATTCCAAAAGGAAATTGGAGTGCTAGTTAATCAAGCAGACTTACCACAGTATAGAGTTAGTGTTGAAAACAAACAACAGTATAACAGAAAAAAGAATATACAAACAAGATTAGACTATCAAGATGTTAATATAAGATTTCATGATGATAATTTAGGTCTTACTAGAGGTCTTTTAGAAGACTATTACAAATATTATTATGTTGACGGTAATCATAGAGACCAGCAAAGTTCTTCAGGATTCTTTTCTGCATCTAATGCATTTAAAGCTAGAGACAAGTATGACGAAACTGTTCCTAATTATGGATTAAATAACGGAAAAGTTAATCCATTTTTTAGATACATAAGAATTTACCAGCTAGCTAAAAGACAGTGGTTTGCATATACATTAATAAATCCATTAATTACTGCATTTGACCATGGAAGTGTAGAATCTAGCGATGCAAGTTCGTGGAATGCCAATAGTATTACAGTATCGTATGAAAGCGTAATATACTCAAATGGTACTGTAAACGAACAAGGTGAGCCTTTAGCATTTACAGATCCTGAAACACGTTACGATAACGTAATGAGTCCATTAGGATATTGGAGTAATAGTATGTCTAAAACAGTAGATGTACTATCTAGAGTACCTACACTTATTGATCCTAATAGACAGCGAAGAAACAATGTACTACCTAGAGTAAGAAATCAACGGTCACGCCGAGATTCGTTATTTTCTAATTCAAGTAATGGCACTGGCAGTATAGGATTAGGTCTATTAGACTTATTTGCCGGCGGCGCAACTGGAGGACTACAAGGAGCAGTTGTACCAAATGTAGATGGTAGACGTCAAGAAAGTCCGTCAACTTTAGATTCTGGTAATAGAAGAATACTAGACAGTGATAACATATTAAGAGAATTTAATAATAGACCGTCAGCAAAGTCAAGTTATATTGCTAGAGCGTTAAATATTAATGCACTACCTGGAGAAACTTTATCGTCATATAATTCTTCAAATACAGCATCGCAATCAGCAATTGAAAATATTTTAATTAATCGAGCTACTTCAGGCGATAGAAAATTAGCTGAAATTGCTACTGATGCTATAGAATTAAGTAAAGGAAGTATATTAACATGAGTGATGCACAATCAGGAAAAAATATTGGATCTACATTTGACAAAGATAATTCAGAAGATCAAAAAAAATATTTTAATAACTATTACAAAACTGATATAAATTTTAATGCTAGCGAAGTAGATGCTGTAATTGGATTCTTTTTAAAAAGAGGATTTGAAAAAGTTTCTGCAATTAATACTGCTAGCGTATTATTACAGCAAGCAGATTTAGACGAAGTACCAGTATTTCAATTATTGGATACAATATCCGGCATTAGTGACGTACAGTTAAATAATGTCATAACACAAATATTAAATATGAATCGTCCTAAGACTAGTAAGTTAGGGTATAAGCCACCTCAAACTGCTGAATTATTTGATCAACGTAATATTATAAATTGATATGGGACACTTTGCCCAAGGTAAATATAATCTCAAAAACCCAAGCAAATATGTAGGAACAAAAACTCCTACATATAGGTCTGGTTGGGAGTTTACTTTTATGAAATTTTGTGATGAACATAAAGCTATATCATCATGGGCAAGCGAAGCAGTACGCATACCTTACAGAAATCCATTATCGGGTAAACAAACAATTTATGTGCCAGATTTTTTTATTGTGTATAACGATCAAAAAGGTAAGCAACGTGTAGAACTAATTGAAGTAAAACCTAAGAATCAAGCATTTAAAGAAAACTTAGGTAAAAGCAAATATAATCAAGCATCATGGG